CCTTACCCAATCTTGCGGCATCTTCATTAATATGTCTAACTTTTTGATTTTGATAATCACGTTCAATATATTTAGATCCACCTTTAAATGTATTAATGGAAAGTGTACCTTCAACAAATTTTCTTATCACAGTTACTTCCTCAAGCATGTTAGTAAATAATGCCTGCAAATTTCCTAGTATAGGTGTACTTTTTTCCTCAGTGATTCTTTCTATTATTTGAGATGTAGGAGCAGGCGCTGCTTTTAATGGAGGCGATTGTACTTGTGTTTGCGTAGTATCTTTAGAAGTATTGTCTACAGTATTTTCGGTAGTTGTAGTTTTGGTATTGTTCTCTTTTTGTTTTTTTCTGAAAAAATTTACACCTGTTACATAACCAGCTATATCCAATAGTTGATCTTTCATACCACCAGTAAATTCTTTCAAATCACCTAAAACTGTTCTTTCTGATAAAGAATCTGATTCAGTAGATTTATTTTTACTTCCTGGTCTACCTTGTTTATCTAATATTGATCTAAGAATAAAAAGCTGTTCTTTATTTTGTTTTAATAATTGGCCTATTAGCAAATCTGTAGGATCTGATAAATTAGTGGGCTCTTGGACACTTATACCACTGTCTCTAGATCTCAGGAGATTGGTAGGAAGATTACCCATAGTAGTCGTACTAGATGTTGTCATTTTAGCCTATTATTGTTTTTGCATTTGTTTAATTCTTAACTTTTCATTTTCTTCATTAATATAGTTTATTAATAATCCTACATAAACTTCTCTTTCCCACGGCACCATGTTCTCAAGTTCTGTTAAAGAATACTTATGGTGATGAACCAAAGTAAAATTGAGTTGATAATAATTAGCTAAACTATCGTGAGAAAGAGTTAGACGAAAAAATTTTGCAGCCCCTCCAAATCATATTCATGATGTGCTCCGCATTTGTCACAATTTGTGTCTATGTGCTGTGATACTTTTGGCATAGTTGCGAAAAAATCTTCTAGCTTGTCAAACTGATCCTTAGTAAAACCACTTATAAATTCTATTGCTTCCTGCTTAGTGAAATCATTATATACTTGATCTGTATCATAAACACTATCTATGCAATTAGCTATAAGATTCACTAACTTATCTGTTTTAAGATTTTCGTATATTTCAACTATTTCCTCAAATTTAGGATATCGCATAACAACACCTAAATTATCGTTAATTTTTATTTTATTTGTATGATTATCTGTTTTAGTAATTTTAACATCATTTAGATTAAGATCGTATCTTATTTTATTTCCGCAATCGCAGTTAATATTAAGTTCAGTAATTTCGCCTATTGATTTTGATCTTAATTGTAAGAACAAATATTCAGTATCAAAATGTGCGAGTTTGTCTATTTCTAGTTGTTTATATGTACAGGCATCTATCAATTCATTTACTATTCTAGTTACTTCACTTTGATCTGTTTCTAAAGCTGTTAATAGTATTTTGTATTCTTTAACTAAAAATGGTCTAAATTTAACTGCTTTTCCTGTGGACGGTAAAATAGTTTCATAGGTTGTTACATCAAGTGTTGGTAAAGGCATAAAAACTCCAAATTATAATTGTCCTGGTTGTAAACTTTTAAATTTATCCTTGACAGCATTAAGTGCTGATTCAGCTGCTTCTGTAATAAAGTTTGGTTGACCTTTATCAGAAACAGTTGTGCCTGATCTTGGCTTTTTATAAGGATCCGTAGTTAAAATACGATTGCCTGATATGTCAGAACCGGGAGATAAATCAAACGTTTGAAATAGCTCATGTGTTGGTAACCATTTTCTAAAAGTAAAATTCACTGTTAATTTATGAAAAGAGTTTTGTGAAGATGCACTTAAATCCAGTAAACTTATAGATCGTGGAAAGGCTTCATACAACGTTATTTCATATACACTTTGTTCAAGTTCATTTAACTGTTTTATTCTAACTCTAGAAGTATATTGGTCTCTGTATGATAGTTCAGCTGAATATGGATTTACTACTTTAAATAACCAAGCATCAAAAAATGCCTTCAATCCCATACTTTGATCTAAAATAAAAGTTAATGGAATACCTTCGCCACTAAAATCTATACCAGTGGGTCTTTGGTATGCCGGTCCTTGAGCAAACAACTGTCTAGTTAAAATGTTTAGAGAAGGAAACGATGCTAATTCGCAATTGAGTATAGCATTGTAATATTGCTTGTTTAATGCAGTAACACCTATACCTGCTGGAGGAAGTATTTCAACTTCATATTTATTCTGTTTGGCAAAACCGGTAGTTCTAGCTACAGCTTTGAATTTAGACAAATTAGTATATGCTTGTGCCATTAAATTTTCCTAACTGTCTGTTTCCAAACAGAATTTTTATTTTCTTTTACGAATCTCTCAAGTGGTAGTTGAGATGCTGTGACCCAATCTTTAAAATCTATCTTAAGAAATCTAGATCTAATATGATCATACAAATAATGTTTTACACATACAGATGCAGGTTGTAGTGCAGCAGCAGATGTTAATATTCTCCAAGACAATCTTATTCTAGTATTTTCATTTATATTTTTATTTGTAACTAATTTGCTTAGTTCACTTAGGACTCTGAATCTTAACAAATACGGTAAGTAATGCAAATTGATACCATAAAATCCGTCCTCGACCTTTCTAAAAGGTAAAACTAATGGTAATGTATCATAATGAGGCAATGTTAACTTATGCTTAGGATCATAGTAAAAAAGATACATACCGCCTGTCATTATAGTATTAGTCATTTGATCGGTCTGGCTCATAAGAGCTTTTGGATCAGAATTTCTGCCCGTAGCTAATTGATTTACGCGATCTCTGTACCATCTATAAGATCGAATGGTACCTGCAGGAGTAATCTTTATTTCGTCGAAAACCGTATTCATTTAGACAACCCTAAATCTTTCTCTGTTAATATCATAAATTTTAATCCACGATCTTGACAAAATTCAAATGCTGCTTTCCATTTAGCATCATTTACACCGTATTGTAGAACCTCATCTATAAACTTTTTAGTTTTCTTTTTAGGTATTTGCGGTGGTTTAGTAAACTTTTCAGGTTTGATTTCAATTAGATATTTTTGTATTTCGTTATTTTTGTTTCTCACTTTAACGTAAAAATCAACGAAATATCTATGTACCTTTCTATCTAGAGGTGAAACGTATGGAATAATAACTGTTTCAGATCCCCATTCTATGATGGAATCGTTGCTATCACACCATTTCATGAATCTTAATTCCCACAGAGATCTATAGATTACAGCACCAATATCACCATGATATTTCAATGGATTATTGACTCTGTACTTCCCTTTATATGTTTTAGTGTACATAGTAATATAAATAAATAATAACCTTTAATATTTATTAAGAAAATGCCCACTAATTACTCCCCACAGTTCAAAACAAAGTATAAAGAATTAAAGTTAAGAACGGATGGTTATCATAACAAATATGATATAAATCAGTATTCTTATCCTACAGGGTTAGGGGTAGAACCAGACTTACAACATTACGTCGCCTTTTACATAAATGTTAGGGGTAAGTCTAAATTTGATGAGAATAATAGAGCAAAAACTCCTATTAAAGCTGAGGGTAACAATATATCATCGGAAAATGTTGCTGTTAAATCTACAATAGCAGCTATAGGTGGAATTGGAGCAGGTTTAGCTGGGATAAAATCTATTGCAGACGGGAAAGTAAGACAAGCAGGAAAAGATGTAGTTAGTGTAGTTGCTGGAACTGCTGCAATAGTATCAGTTGTGGGTGCGGCACAAAAATTTATTCCAGAATTATTTAAACCTGACCAAAGTTATAGGATTTCTGACGCTATAACTTTACATGTAGAAACACCTCCATCTTATAACTATGGTATAAACTATCAAAATCCCGATTTAGGAACTCTTGCAGGAGCTCTATCTGGAGGAGCATCATCCGTTGATACTTTAAATAGAGGAGTTCTAAATAAAGAAGTAGCAGGTGCGGCTGCTATAAATTTAGCAAGTATTCCCAATATTATAGGCGGTACAAGGGTTGCAGATTTAATTGGTGTTTCCGCTAGAGTGAAAACTAATCCATTTACTGAGACTTTATTTCAATCAGTAGATTATCGAACATTCAATTTTAGATATAGATTTTTGCCAAATAATCCGAGCGAAACAAGAAACGCACAGAATATAATTAGATTATTTAAAGAACACATGCATCCTACGCTATCGGATAACTCTATTTTTTATATTTACCCTTCAGAATTTGAAATTATGTATTACTTTAAAGGTGAAGAAAATACATATTTACATAGAATTTCCAGATGCGCATTAACAGATATGAGCATAGATTATGGCGGTGCACAATACGCAACATTCGAGGATGGCGCACCGGCAGAAATAAACATGACACTAAAATTTAGAGAACTAGAACTTCTCGATAGAAGAAGAATAAGAGAGGGATTTTAATGTATTTTTCTAAATTTCCTAAATTAGTATATACGTTAGATGAAGGCGTGTCGGGGCAAGTTGTACCAGATATTCTCAGAAGAGTGAAACTTAGTGATGATGTCAAAAACAATAGTTCTTACTTTGATACTTATGATATAAAAGACGGTGAAAGACCAGAAATGGTAGCCGATAGATTTTATAATAATCCTCAGTTACACTGGATAGTTTTACATGTCAATGAGATAGTTGATCCAAGATTTGATTGGCCATTATCAAATGATGATTTATTAGAGTATGTAATAGCTAAATACGGACTACCATATATTTACCATACTCATCATTATGTTAATCCACAAGGCAAAATAGTAAATAGCTACAAAGTTTTATCCCAATCTAATAACCCAGTTTTACCGATAGTGTATCAAGATTCGGGCGCATATCAAAATATAATGTTTCACCAAAATCCACCTGTTGTACTAACAGCAGTAACTAATTATCAGCATGAATTAGATTTAAATGAGAACAAACGACGTATAAAAATTATAAGACCAGAATTAATATCTGAAATTGAAACATCATTTGATACCCTTATCAATTCATGAGTGATTCAGTACAAACCAATTCGCCTAGTTTACAATCACCGGGCGATGTAGATATACAAGAATTGTTCTTAGTTACAGCTAAAGGCAACTATATCAATTTAGATTCATATCTTATAGAATTTAATATATACGAAGATTTATTTAGTAATACTCTATCAGGCGATATAGCTATATCTGATTCAAGAAATCTCATAAAAGAATTGCCTATTATGGGTGATGAATTTATAGTTATTAAATTTAAAACACCAGATTATCCTTCAGAATTATCTATTAGTAAAACATTTAGAGTAGTATCTATTACCGATAGAAAAACATTTCCGTCTATCTATATTTTAAAATTTGTATCCATAGAAACTATTATAGATTCATTGTCGCCTATCTATAAAAGTTTTGACGGAACTATCTCCGATGTAGTAGATAATATTTTCAACGAATTCCTTAGAACTAACAGAACTTATGTAAGACAGGGAAATAACGCTCTAGCCAGCAACGAAAAGACAAGTTTAATTATACTTAATGAAACTAGTAACAAAGTGAAGTTTGTATCTCCTGGCTGGGGACCTATTAAATGTATAAATTGGTTGTGTAGTAAAGCAATGCCAAATGATGGCAAAGCTTGTAATTTTCTATTTTGGGAGACTAATAAATTTTTCTATTTTGGAAGTATAGAAAAGATATTTCAACTTGGTCAAACAAACGATGCATTAACTATAGGGCGGTATGCTTACTCTCCTCCTGGTGTGTTTAAAACTACAGATGTAAACAGAAAAATGTTTGTGATAGAGGATCTAGAAATATTAAATTCTTCCGATGCTTTGGAAAGTTATAATTTGGGCCACTATGCTAGCAGAGTTCTTTCTTTAGATTTAATCAATAAAAGCTATGATGAAATAGAATATGACCATGTAAAAGAATATAAAAATTATACTCACGTATCTGGCAAAGAAGCCGTTCCAATATATTCCCAGCCTTTTAGAAATCCATTGAAAAGAACTATTGTTCAAACTAGACATCCAGAACTATTTACAGGTGTTAAAGAAAACGCAAACGAAAAATTTCCATATATTTTCGGAAATAGAAATTCAAACCTTTTTGAATTAAATAACTTTAGAATGAAAATAACTATACCGGGAAGAACAGATATAAGTGTTGGTTCCTTAATAGACATTATTTTTCCAGATGTATCTCCTCGAGATGAAACTGATTCTGTAGCTCATATTGATAAAATGTATTCAGGAAAATATATTATAACAGGGTTGCGTCATAAAATAAACCCGGTAAGACATTATATGATATTAGAAATAGTAAAAGATGGATTACAAAGAGATATTACCAAACCTTCGCCAACAATATTTTCGGACGTATTATAATGGAATACTTTGGTAAAAACGGTATGGTATGGTGGATCGGTGTAGTAGAGGACAGACTAGATCCGTTAAAATTAGGTAGATGTAAAGTACGTATATTCGGATATCATACCGACGATACATCTATATTGCCTACAGAAAATTTGCCTTGGGCAATGGCTATGCAACCAATCACATCTGCTGCCATATCAGGAAAAGGTACAACACCTATCGGACCTTTGGAAGGCACCTGGGTAGTAGGTTGGTTTTTGGATGGAGAAGAAAAACAACAACCCTTAATTGTCGGAACACTAGCAGGGAAACCAAAATCACCAAGTTATAGTACAGTACAAAAAAATAGTACTGTTATCCAAGGTAATTTCATACGAGATAGTTCAGGTAATTTAGTTTATGATAGTTCAGGCAATCCAATTTTATCTGGAACAGCCACAACTACAGATTCAGTTGTTACTAGTACATTACCACCGTTAGACGTAGATATGATTAAAAATCTAACTGCTGCTATAGGTACACGAGAAAGCTCAAATAATTATAATGCTGTAAATGATTTTGGTTACTTAGGAAAATATCAGTTTGGCGCGGCTGCACTTATAGATTTGGGGTATGTAAAGGCAGGTACTACTAATAGCACATTGAATAACGCTTCTAATTGGACTGGTAAAGAAGGGGCAACCTCTAGAGATGCTTTTCTTGCAAATAAAACTGCGCAAGAAAACGCGATGTTTGGGTTGTTGCAAATTAATTATAAAAGATTAATTAAATCAGAAAAAATAACTAGTAATGATAGTGCAGATAAAGTTGCAGGGTTATTAGCATCTGCTCATTTAGTAGGATCAGGCAACGCTGATAAATTTGACAAAAAAGATGGTAATGGAGTCAGAGCTGCTACTTACTATGCAATTGGTAGTACAGCTGTTGGTGGTACAGGCAGTGTACCAGATGAGGGCGATATAGATCAGAATAGAGAAACGTATTTACCTGAAAATCCTAATAATCCTACTAATGATCCAACCAAATCTTTAAACCATCCCGCGTTAGCTAGATCCAAAGGATTCTCAGATCCTAATAAAGTATATCCTACAAGAGAATATGCGAATATAGGTGATGTAAAT